GACAATACTTAAAAGAGCTTCGCAGGGCTATAACTACGCTCAACTTGTTAACGAGCATAAAAACTCTGTTGAATCTTTTCAAAGTGAGCGAGATCGACACTTAGCAGATTTGGGCGTTTGGAAACAGTACGATGAGTATGCAAAGCAAAATCCAGAATGGTCAGAATTTGTTAAGTCCCAATGGGAATCAAGGCAGTCATTTGGTCAACCTCAAAATGATTTGGGGCACCAACAGCCGTCGGTTAACGATATTCATCCCGAAGTTAGAACCTTTATGGAAGAGTACCGAGCAAACCAACGTGTTGCACAAGAACAAGCCGAGGATTCTGCACTTAATGAGCAAATACAATCGGTACAAAAAGAGTTTCCTGAGTTTGACCTATCATTTTCAGACCCATCAACGGGTATGACAATTGAAATGCAGGTGATAGAGCATGCCAAAGCAAACGGCATCAACTCGTTTAAATCAGCATTCAAAGACTTAATGATGGATCAAATTATAGAGCGTCGAATTGCTGCTACTAAAGAAGCAACGGCTAAGGAAATTGCCAATCGTACCAAGCAGGGATTTATATCTAAGTCAGATACATCCTTGAATGACATAGGCTCGCAAAAATTTAAAAGTAGTGGTTCCCTGCATGATGATTTGATTCAAGGTGCATTGGAACTGGGAATTGATCTTTAAAGCGAGAAAATGAGGTAAAATTATGGCTTTAAATACAAATCAGTTAAACAGCATAACTCAAAATAAAATTATTCCAAAGATGTACGACAACATATTCGACACCACACCTTTACTTTCTAAGATTATGGCTAGTGGATCTTACAAGGCTCAAAATGGTGGAACACAAATCGAGATACCATTGAATTATGCAATGGGAAATGGCGATTGGTATGAGGGTGCTGATACGTTATCGACGGACGATATCGAGAATATCACAAATGCAATTTACTACTGGAAATCAGCATACGCAGCAATCACACTTTTGAAAGAAGACGAGCTAAAAAACTCAGGCAACATGGCAGTTTTAAGCCTACTTGCTGCAAAAAGTGAAATAGCTAAGAAGACTTTGAAAGATAAGATTGCAACAGGTCTTTATTCTGCAGGTACAAATTCTAAATCAATCATAGGATTGAGGGATATCGTAGCCGCAGATCAGACAGTTGGTGGAATTAGTCAGAGCGATTATAGTTTCTGGCAAGCTCAGGTTGATTCTACAAATACAACCCTAACTCTATCAGCTATGAACAGCCTTTTCCAAGATTGTAGTCTAGATGGTGAAAGTCCTAATCTCATTGTTGGTACAAAAGCAAATTACAACCGCTATTACAATTTGCTACAACCACAACAAAGATTTGCTGACACTTCTTCTTCCACTGCAAAGGGTGGCTTTCAAAGTCTGCTATTTAACGGAGTGCCATTCATTTCCGATAATTATACCCCCACAGGCTACATTTTCATGTTAAATCTCAGCCACTTACACCTTTTCTATCATCCTGAAAGAAACATCACTTTGAAGCCTTTCGTTGAACCAACGAACCAGGAACTTCGTACTGCCAGGGTACTTTGGATGGGTGCATTGGGTTCAAGCAATAACAGGATGCACGGTGCAATGACTTCGGTTACCGCTTAATCGTCATCTTAACAAGAGGGAGAATTAAATATGTCATATAATGCAGGATTACCAGTAAAGTTCTACGGTGTAAGCCATGTAACAGCTACAAAAAGTTCTAGACATCCAGGATTGGGTGCAGAGACTTATGATAGCGACGGAAATAAGTATGTTTGGGCTTACAATGATTGTAACTCAGAAATAGGAAAAGGCTTTGGTTGCGTACTTCAGTCAGGCGTTTCTACCGCTTTTTCTATGACTCTAAGTGCTGTTACAAGTTCTGATTTTGTAGTTGGTGTTGTTAAGCATACATCTATTCCTACAGGTAACTATGGATGGTTACTTACAAAGGGTGTTGGTATTGCTGAAATGGGAGCAACAAGCGGTTCCGTAGCTTCAAGAGGTCTTATTGAGATCGGAGCTAATGGCGTTTGGGTTCCAGTTTCTAACACAACAGGCAACAAAGCTGCATCGGTTGGACAAGCTCTAGAAGCTATCGTTTCAAGTGCTAGTGGATCAGCTTACTTTAGTGTTTATTGATAGTTTAAAAAGTGAGGTAGGCTTTAGGGCCTACCTTTCAATTATTTTAATTAGGGGTTTAATAGTTTATGTCAAGGATAGATAAAATATTGTTAGAGTTTCAATCATATATTATGGAGCCTCCTGTATCACCACAGAAGGCGCATGAGCAGGCATGTCGTGCAGATGAGGCGACTATAAAGCATTGGCGTGAAACGTGGTTGAGCAACATCAAAATAAACAAAGATAATTTCGGATCTTTCAAGGATAACGGGATAGGTCTTTTACATGGAATAGCAGAAAATAGACCAGCGATCATTGCAGGTGCAGGTCCAAGCTTAAAGCATGTAGCACATAAACTAAAAGATAGGCCAACGGGCATGTTACTAGTTAGTTGTTTGCACAACTTCCATTATCTAGAAGAAGCAGAGGCAGATGTTGACTTCTATGTGACTCTTGATGCAGGGCCTATCACAATAAAAGAGGTATCTGAAGGCGGTTCCAAGTCAGAATCAGAATATTGGGACATGACAGAAGGTAAGACACTTATAGCATATATTGGGACTCACCCCGATCTTTTGAGAAAATGGAAGGGGAAAATATACTTTTATAACGCTCCTATTCCGAATGAAGAGATTAACAACCTTGTATCTGAGATTGAACCTTTTCATTCTTATATCGAGTCAGGTGGGTGCGTACTTGGGACATGTATGTTTTTTGCCAAAGGCTATTTAGGCTCTCAAGTTTCTATATTTGTTGGTGCTGATTTTAGCTTTTCAAATACAGATAAAACCATGTTTCACGCTTGGAATTCAGACTACGATAAGAACATAGGGCATTGCATTAATGCTGTTGATGTATTCGGTAATAAAGTAAAAACTTGGCTTTCATATTATAACTTCAAGTTGTTTTTTGAAGTAGCTGCGCAAAGGGTTCCAGGTATTTATATAAACGCAACAGAAGGCGGTATCCTTGGAGCGCATAGGGATGGTAATATTATACACATTAAGCAAATGTGGTTAGATCAAGTGTACGATATGTTCAGCATAGAGCGACATAAAAAAGATCAGGCTTTAAACCCTGAAATTTGTGATGGAAAAGTTTTAATTTAGGGAGAATAAAAATGGCTTATACAACCAGCATGTTGATGAAAACGGTTTTAGGAAATCAAAGAGTACATGGCTACAAAATAACAGCCGATGGAGCAACAGCGGAAATTGATACCGGATTCGATGTTATAGAGCATTTTAGCGCTCATCAAAACGTTACATCAACAAACGTTTCAATCTTACCTAACGTTCTAACTGCAGCAACCGCAAGCAATGGAACACTTGCAATAACAGGTGCTACCAGCGGAGACGTATTTTTTGTTACTGTTTACGGAAGGTAAGTAAAAAATGAGTACAATCGGACCTGTTAAAGCTTTTTCGGTGTCTTTGAATACTGCTACAACTTATACGAGCGCCATAGACTTAGGAGGTTCGTATAATAAGATTGGGCTATCAATACCAACTATGGCAAGTGGTAGCTTTTATCTGCAGGTTTCGGATACGGAAACTGGTACATTTAGAAGGCTATATCATGAACCTGTAGCTGGGACGACTACTCCCCCAGTTGTAGCAATTGATAGCTCTGTAACAAATTGTGTGGTTCCTTTAAATGTTCCTGCTCAGTTTGTCAGAGTAGAAATATCCACAATAACTTCTGATAGTTCAGGAGTTTTTAAAGTAATGTGTTCATCCTAATAGAGGACTATTTTTTATGAATGTTAAAGTGCATAATTTAAACGTACATCCTTATTCTGAAGAGTTCAAAGGCATTGATATTAATATCGAGCCTGGCGGTTATTATGAAATGGATTACTACGAAGCTAAGATGTTTTTGGGAAAAATGGGTACACCTCCAAAAAAATTAGCGAATGGTTTATTTGATCCAAAAAGCTTCAAAAAGCTTAAAATAGATGAGGAAGACGAGCTTAGAGCTAAAAACGAATTATATGCTCTTGAATCCTCTGATTCTGTTGAAAAAGTGTTTGTTTGCCAAGGATGCACAAAAGAATTTAGAACAAAAAATGGATTGTTAAAACATATAAAGGACAAGCACCAAGCGCAAATGGAAAAAGACGCTAGGGACGAGCTCCTTGATAATGAGGATTTAGACTAATGATAAAAGTAAAAGGCCGTTGGTATGTTTCATTATATGGTCCAGAAAAGAAGGATTATGTTGAAGGTGATAACGTTATAACTCTCGACGGTCTTTCTGGGCTTGTTAGTCACCTTTATAGTGCTACGGTTGCAGCGAGTACGTTTACCTTTAGGTATATCGCTATAGGTGCATCCTCAGCTACTGCTCAAAATACTGATAGCGCCTTGGGTTCAGAATTGGCAAGGCATACTGGAACTGTGTCACAAATAACAGGTGGAATATATCGAGTCACTGCAACATTTACCTCTGGGCTTGGCACCGGATCAGTTTCAGAATATGGGCTTTTGGATAGTTCATCGGCAGGAACATTATTTTCAAGAGATGTTGAAGCCGTTGTTACAAAGGGGGATTCGGACTCTCTTACAGTCACAACAGAGGTAACATTTAGCTAATGGCAGATTTCAGCAAAACATTTTCATATACTCTTAACGTTTCAGGCGGTGGGCCTACCGAGAAATGGAATGAGTTAGTATATGGTACAGATGTTTGGCTCGGTCCAGAGGATCTTAGGCTTAGCTTTGAAAAGTGGTTGGCAAGTTCTACTAATCTTAGCTCAGCTTTAGATAAGGCTCTTAACAAGGGCCTACCTATTCCTATCAATGTAGCAGTGTCTTTAAATAAAGAATTGGTTAAATGGCTTGCTAATACTGTGACAAGCTCGGAAGCTATGACAAAAGAGCTTACAAAATGGTTAACCCTTGGGGTTACTCTTACAGAAGCACTAGACAAGGTTTTCACCAAATTTTTTGGTAATTCGATAACGGCTACAACTGACAATACTTCAATCGTTCAACGTGGGATATGGTCGCTTCTATATCCAGGCGCTACAACAAACGCCCTTGAGCGGTCAATTCCAGACTATGACGAGCAAATATCAGACGATCCAACGTGGACTAGTCAGGTTGCGAGTACTACTTTATGGAGTTGATCTATTATGACTTTATCAGTCACAAATATAATGACAAGGGCAAGAGAGCGGTATAATGCCGTTGGTGATGATTTTTTTTCCGACCAAATGCTTAGAGATTTGATCTTTGATGCCCAATCAATCTTAGCTAAAGAGGGTTGGGTTATCGAGAAGACTTTTACAACACCTTCCATTGCTGATACTCGAGAATATTCATACCCCGTTACAACTTTGGGTATTAAAGAAATCAGGTATGATAATGTTAAAATAGATAATGTTAAATTAAGAAGAGATCCAAAAACTAATAGTACCGATCCAACTGGTAAACCTGTTCAATATAGTTTATGGAATGACACTATAATTTTATACCCAACACCAAGCACCTCAGATGAAACAATACAAATCAGAGTATATGCCTATCCTTCAGACATAACCTCAAACACATCGGCAATCGAGGTTCCTGAAGAGTATAAGGAGGATTTAATCAACTATGTTTTGAATTGGATGGCTCTAAAAGATCAAAATACTCCATTAGCAGATAGGTATGAAAAAAAGTGGGAAGAGGCAGTATTAAGGGCTAAAAAACAGCGAAAAAGAAGGCTTAGAAGTGATTCTAATACTAGAGTCACAGACGAGTACTTTGGGAGTGATCCAATAAATTTGAGGCTTATTTATGGTTAAGTCAAGATTTCAACATATGTACCCACCAAACGGACGTATTAATCTTGACGGTGGAATGAATAACAAGTTTGCTCGTACCGAGATATTAGATAGCGAAAGCCCTGATTGCTTAAATGTTATTTATGACGAGGGATCGGTAAAAACAAGGGGTGGAACAACAGTTTTAAATACTGCCAGCGTTGGCACCTTTGCATGTGACGGATTATTTACAAAGCACAATAACACCGATGTATCAGAAAGTATGGTCGCATGGTTTGGCGGGACACTTTACCAGCTATCAGGAACTACTTTTAACGCTGTTGCAAGCGGTACTAGCATTTATACTGCAGGTCAAAGGGTTGGCGCTGCGGAATACGAGAACTATCTTTTTATGGGTAATGGCGGTTCAATACCATACAAATATAAAGACGGTGAATTAACAAGGCATGGAATTTATCCACCAACGGAGACTATGACCGTTTCCAATGCCGCTACCGGATCAGTTCTAAATGGCGAGTATATGTACAAGGTCAGCTACGTTAATTCAAATTTAGTTGAAAGTGATGTAGGGCCAGCAACAACTTTCACCTTCGCAAATCAAAACGGTTATCTAACTAGCATACCCACGGCACCTCAATCTTTTGGTGTCAATTCTAGAAGGATTTATAGAACCGATGCAGGTGATGATGAGTTATTTTATCGTGTTGGTGAAATAGCAGATAATACAACTACAACATATGAGGACGGTCTTGCATCAAGTGCCGTTGGTTCATTAGCTCCAAGTGATCAGGGTGTACCGCCAAATTACAAAACAATTATCACTCATCAATCAAGGCTTTTTGTAATAGATCCAAGTGACGACACGGTTAAATATTCTGAAATAGCAAACCCATATGTCTTTAAAGCTCTAAGCTTCAGATACCTTGGTGATAAGACTTTCGATATCCCTTTAACTTTGGGTGTGTTTGATAATGCTGTTGTTGTTGGTTGTCGCCAAAGTCACTGGCTTATTTATATGCCCGATGCCGATGATACAAACTGGGTAGATGTTAAGATCATAACGCCATACGGTTCTAAATCACCTTTTTGTAATTTCAAATATAATAATAAGCTTATGTTCGCAGCAACGGAGGATATAGGCGGCGATT